CCAGATACCCTGCGTGGTGCAGATGAACAGAGAGCAGTGTCCATTCAGTAGTGTCACACCAGTTGTACCAAGTATCAGCGCCACGGCACCATGTAACACAAACTGATCCGGAAGGTTGCTGTTGAACGGGTTTGCCTGACCCAAAATCTTTACAGACAACCCCGCCGCAGTATTTTGGCAGTTAACCCACACACTGAAACCCATTACAGCAGGCGGCATCACAACGGAGTCACCCGTCGTAACAACCGTATCAATCTCATTCATCCCCGTATTCAGCAGAGGAGTCGCCGCCGTTAGCGCACCACCTGCCAGCGCCGTAATAGTGTTACTGACGGGTGTATCAGGCAAAACACGAACAGTCATCTCACAGTTCCTTTCTCAGTACGTCCGATCCGAGAATATGTTATACATTCCCGGCCTTCTCAACTCCTGTGGCAGATCCAGTTGAGCAATCTGCACAGAAGTATTCTTTATCGCCGCCCTCGCACCCTTCGCGAGATCCGGCAAATTATCCCCTGGAAAACTCCTCAGCCCCTTCGACGGCCTCAGCCTCAACGCCAAATTCGTATAGAAAGCATTAAAATAAATGAACGGCAGCTCAATTACATCGGCATCAGTCACAAACTGAATAGGCAACTGATCCCTCATCACTATTCCAACGCCATAAATCGAGTTGAGCGGCAGCGGATAAAGAAACAGCCTTCCAAGCGGCCAAGCCGAGTCATAATAGTACAGTCCCGGAAAACTAACCAGCCCCTTCAATGCAATCCTCGAATAGTCCCCCATAGAGTCCAGCTTCGCCAGCGGATAGTCAATCGGCAGCCCGTTATTAGGCGTCTGCCTCAGAAACGCCCTCTTAATCCTCCTCGGCGCCTCAGAGATGGCCTGCGTTGGATGTACAGTCGTATTATTTACTCCAGTCTCAAACCCTCCCAGCACCCCAGCTCCCGGCCCCACCGGAAAATAGTATACCGGAGTGATAGGAGTCCCTTGGTCCGGATCAGTCGGGAGCAGCCCAACATTCACAGACTGCACCGTAATGGTTCGCTCCCTCCACACCAACATGGAGTCCTCACCCCACTCCTGCAACATCCACTGCAGCCTGGTCCAAGCATCCGCCAGATCCTCTCCAGTCGGCACTTGCCCCTGCCCTACAGCGCCGCACTCCTTTAGCGCAGCCATACAAATATCATTAACCGACGTCGCGAGCGGGGTGAGTTGAGCCATTTTATCCTACTTTCGCCGGAGTCGAAGTCACGAGTTTACCTCGAGAGTTCGCTTCAACCAGCTGTCTCTCAAGTTCGGCAATCCTATCCTTCTGGATCTCAGCCTGGCTCTTGGGCGGTGCCTTATGAGACGTCTCCGGATTAGCTCTCAGAGCTTGCGCCTCCGTGAAATGCCACCCCTGACTCACAAGCTCAGCTTCCTGCGCCTCTGTGTCCACAGTGACATTCTTCACGCCCCAGATCGCACCCGCATACTTAGGCTTTCCATCCTCTCCAAACACAGGCCGGTTATCTCGATCCGTCACCATAATGCCCTGCGTAATACAAACCAGCTCACCCTTCGGATGATAGAGCATCTTCGGATACTCAACAGGCCCCTCATAAATGGAGAGCCCATCATTATTGACTGCCTGAGCATTAGCCTTATTATTCTCAAACAGCCCCTTATCCTCCAACGCGTGATAGACAGAATAAACCGAACTCATTCTACCTCTTCGCGGCATCTCACCTCTCCTTATGCCTCTGCGCGCGAGTCATCTCACCGCGCTCTTTGCCCTTCTGGGTCGCTTTATTCGTCCCCTTCTTCAGATCTCCCGCTTTCTGAAGAGAGGACGTTGCTACAGCCCACGGATTAACCCCTGGACTGCTCTTCTTGATCGCCTTAACCGCATCCTCCAGTATCTTCGGCACCCCTCCCTCCTACTTCTTCACTGGCGGTACAGGCGCCTTCGGAGGCACAGGCTTCGCTGCCGAGACAGGAGGCGGCACCACCCTAGTAGCAGGCGGCGGCGGGACAGGCGGCTTAGGCGCTGGCGGCTTAGACGGCCCAGGTGCTGTAGCAGCAGCCGCTTGAGCCTGCGTCGATGACATCGGAGTCGGAGTAGGACGAGGCGGTGGTGTCACCGTCACTGTCTTCTGCACACTCACAGTCGCCCTCTGCGGGACAGGAGCCTGTCCCGGCTGTTGAGCAGGCCCTTGATCAGGCTGTCCCGGCTCCACAACAATAACCGCATTGGAGGTCGAAGACCCCTCTCCAGCCACATTGCTCGCCTTGACCACACAGTCCAGACTACGCCCTACATCAGCTGAAGTAACGACATACTCATTAGAACCTGTTCCAACAAGCGTATCGGTATCCCTCCTAAACTGATAGTTGTAGGTGTCAGGCTCGCCTGTCCAGTTTCCCATCGTACACATCAACAGATCGCCAGTCTGTGATAGATAAGGAACATCCCTAACCTGTGGCGGAAACTTCGCAGGTGGCTTCTCCTCTCCAGTAGGCGGCTCAGTCCCACCAGGAGGCGAGGTCCCCTGTGGCTCAGAGGGATGCTCAGCAAATCCATGCGTAAGCGCCTCTTCATACTCCTCGTCATCATACACAATCACCTGACGAGGCCCATCATAGAGCATCATCGGGTACTTTGCGCCAACTTCCGGCATATCCTCCTCCTCTAACTCTGGAGGCCAGAATTGGCCCCCCATATCGCTTAACCCCTCCAGCCAGACATTCTGTCCTTCAGAACCTCTGGCCGGAGACTTCATGTCAGATGACGTCCGCGACAACAACAGCCCATTCAGGCCTGATCCACAGATACCCATACAGCACGTCCAGCCTAGTAATCAGCTGATCCGTCCCAATAAAGTAATCCGAGATCATCCTCATGCTCACACCATCAAACTGCTCCCGTGCAACCGCATGTACCCCCTCAGGAGTCTCCAAATCAGCGGTCGCAAGCGTCACAGCCTCCGGTGCAAACACAAAGTTCTTCCGATAGACGCTGCTTGCAGCCAGTCCGTTAGTCGGATTGACGGTCGCAGCATTTGCCGGGCTCGCCGTCACAGTCTGATACTGGACGGGCAACCCACCGGCCGGAGGAACAATCGCCGGATAAATGGAGAGCGTAGTCCCACCAACACCCAGCGGAGCAGTCACAACAAACTGCTCCAACTGTCCAGTCGTCTGCTTGGTAATCCGATTAACCTTAAACACACCAGCAATGGTAACAATATCGCCCACCGCCAGTGTGCTTGCAGCCGCCGTAACCGTAATATTCAACCCAGTCTGATTGGCCCCATTAACTGTCAGCGAACCCTGCGCCATCGTCCCACTTGTATGGGTGATGACAGTCTGGTCCTTCATCCAGATAAAGCCCAGGGCATCATACATCCGCCCTGTAATATACTGCCTACCAATCTCAGGAGCCGGGTTCAACAGACCAGCCAGCGTAGCAACCATCCTCGCTTCAGTGACCGGATTATTCACAACCTTCCTATTTTCAATCGGCCCTGAGTTATTATCCAGGTTAGCACCCGCCAACAGATAAGTAGCTGCAATCGGACTCAGAATGTTATTGCTCACATCCTGGTTCGCCACGAAATTGCAGATGCCACCCTCAGCGCCGGACATAATATCCATCGCCACCGAGCCCGCCAGATTATTCACTGCCGGAGCTAAAACGCGCCGTGAGAAGTCATCCAGCTGCATGGTCCGCTCTTGCGTAGTGAACGCAATATCGACATGCTTCTGTGTCGCCAGAGTAAGAGTGGTGTTCTGTTCTGCAGTATCCTGCACACTCAGCGCAGGACCAGTGGTCACGATGTAGTCGTTCGGCAGCCTGATACGCAGCGTATTGCCGATCTTCGCGCCCGGCATCGCAAACGAGTCATCATACTGCATATCCACATTCTGGAGGAACGCATTGCTATTCTTCCAGAGCCTCACCGCTTCCCGCGTGATGAGGTTAATAGTAAGAAGTTGATTAGCCACAGCTATTTATCCCTTTAGCTGGGGCGAGCAGCATCATTGCCTCGCCCTCCTTTCTGTGGCAGAGCGGCCACCAACATACTCTCCAGCTGCTGAGCAGCTGGCTCAGGGGATACAGTCCCCAGAACTGGCTAGGAGGAAGGAGCCCTAGCTACTCCAACAGGGGCGAGACTTGCGCCTCTAGCCCAAGCTCTCAGCGTATGTGCCTCTCGGCAGCCTGCTTATTGCGCGCCTTCATCCACTCATCAATCGCCATCTCCTGGCCCCGCTCAGGATCATCTGGCTTCACGCCCGTCACCGGAGAAGTGGACCCAACAGGGCGGATTGGCTTAGGAGCCTTACTCGGCTCCTTTCCCTTCCCTTCCCCCAGCTTCCCTACCTCCATTGCCATTTTCATCGGGCTCATCCCCAGAACCCTCGCCGCCTCATTCAAATTGCTCCCCAACCTATATATGATCCCCTCTGCATCCCCCGTCTCCAGCGCAGCCTCCAAGAACAAATTATATTGCTGCACACTCCTCTCATCCGTACTATCAACCAGCTGGGTCAGCCCACTCAACTTAGTCTGCCAATCCGGGAACTTAGACGCACCCCTACTCGCCGCATCATTGCACCGCGTATTGAACGCGGTCTGGCTCGCAACCAGCGTAGCCCTCTCATTAATAATCTGATTAATCTGCTCCTGTGTAAACTGCTGGCCCGTCGCCGGGTCAATCGGCTTCGGCGCTCCAGCACCTCTCGCCTCATACTCCCTCAGCCGCGCCGTCAGTTTGGCAACCCTATCAACCGCAGACTTAGGCCAGTATCCAGAAGGTTGAGGGGAAGACTCCTTCGGAGAAGGAGATGCTCCTTCAGCCTTCCCCTCCACACCTTCCGAGGGAACCTCGGAAGGTGTGGGAGAAGGACTGGCGGGAGTGGGAGGTGTCCCTGTCCCAGTCTCTTCAACCTGAGTCGTGCTAATTTCTTGTTCTTCAGCCACGTTACTGTCTCCTCACGCCTGCGGCGTCCCACGCATCAGTCCGTCTCCCCATCATCAGGGATCTATCCAGAATGAGCGCTTCATGTATCTTCTCCCGCTCACTATCACCTAGCGCAGGGCTCACTGCAGGATTAAGCATTCGCGCCAGCGTCGTCCTCGCAGCCTCTACACCCTTCCCCCAATTATGCTCCAAATAAATCTGTTCCAGCTCTTTGCTAGTCGCATCTGGAAACTGTCCCTTAAACGCAGCCCAGTGCTCATTATGGTGCATCAGCGAGTCATAGCTACTCATAATGATCTCAACTGCCGTCTCCGCCACCATCGGATGCACATGCTTCAGACGTCTGTTGCGCTTCCTTGCCAGCCTGTTGATTGGGTTTCTATGCTCTCCCATCACTGCTCTCCCGCATTTTGATCTTGGTCTCCCACTACCAACGGAGCCCGCGTCCCTCTAGCCGCCAGCAGATTAGGCGTGTCCTTATACTTCGGATCAAACGCCGCATGAGGATGTCTCAGCTGATTAGGACTTCTCACAATCATCTGATCATGCAATCCACCCTGGTCACTTATATTCTTCAATAAGAGCGCATCATGCCCTTTGGCCCACGCATCCTTAATAGCTTTCTGCATATGTACTGAACTATATCCACTATGGCCTGATACACTCTTCCATTCCTTAATCAATGGATTATTGGCCCTAATTACATGCGGATTAACCTTCCCTTCATAGCCAGCATAAGTGGCGGCTGGAGGCTTTCCTGGCTTTCCTTTCGCACTAACATCTGGATGCAGAAACAGTCCCGGTTCATTAGTCTTTCCATATGGATCTTTATAGCCTACACTCGCCGAGTCCCAAGAGAATGGGCCATGTTTATTAACACCCCTCCAAAACAGCCAATTATTCTCAATCGGTGCAAACCCCTGCTCTTTCATCCTCTTCATAACGGACGCCTGATCCATGGGCAGCCCAGACGGATTAAACGGCAGCTTCTGCCCACTCGTACCAGGCGCAGTCTCATGACTCAGCGCCGCCAACCCCGTCACAGTCGGATCATACGGTTTCATAGTCGGAACATCTAGCGGCCCCACATACGTCGAAAACAGCTTATTCAGCTGCGCATCAGTCGCTCCACCCCCAATCCCCAGCGCCTGCTCCGGACTGAGAGGAGTCGATTTAACAGTTTTCGGAGCTTTCAGCGGCTTCGCCACCTTCGGAGCCGTCACACTAGCGGGCGACCCAGCTGGCACAGGCAGTCCAGTTCCCGGCTGCGCCACACTCACCGGCTTCGTAGCAGGAGCCTTCTGCGCATTAATCCAGTCTTCCCATGTTGCATTCGGCCCAAGCGCCTTCATCTTCGTCACAACTGCCGGATCCAAACTCCCAGCCGCTGGTAGCTTCAACAACTCGCTCAGCGGCTGGCTAGCAAAATTAGCCCCTGCTGGAATATTATTCTGCATAGCAAGCTGTCCCACTGTAACAGGTGCAGCTGGAGCAGCAGGAGGAGCAGGAGGAGCAGGAGGAGGCTTCGGCTTAGCCAGCTCCTCTTGCACATGTTTACTAGTCGCTATAGCGGCATATCCCTTCCCAGGCGTCGAACTCGGAGCATATTCAATCAAACTCTTAGCATAGTCAGGTCCTTGCCCAATCATATGCTGCACCATCGCATCCGTCTCCGGCAGCAATGGCGGCTTCTTCAGCTTCAACCCCTTCAAATATTCCAGTGCCTTTGGGTTCCACCCAGCTCCCAGCCCAGTCTCACCTCCCGGTCCTTGCAGCAGAGAAGCCAAATTAATCCCCGCTCCCGCATAATCCGCTCCACTCTCCCCCGTATTAAACTGAGGCACATGTCCTTCTCCATACATCGGAGAAATAAACTGATGCAGCGCATTTGGCACCGCATCCAGCATCCTGTTCCCTTCCTCCAGCCCAGCACTTATCAATCTATTCTCTATCGGATGAGCCTGGTTCCCCGCATAATGTGCCAGCCCCTCACCCGACAGATCAGCAATCTCTTTTATAATGTTTCCGCCTATTTTCCCTACAAGAGGCTCTTTCGGAGCCTCTTGTAGGGAAGAAGTCGGAATAGCAGCCGCCTGAGTCAGCGCGGCAGCATTCGGATCATTCACCGTCACAGAAGAACCCAACGCATCAGGCGCTGGCGCAGTCGGAGCAGCTCGGTCCGCATCGGCAACCTGCACAGCCAATGACGCACTACCCTCTTGCTTAAAAGGATCATAATCCACTGGAGTAAAGTCGAGCAGATCAAACATCAGTAGCCACCGCTCTGCCCTAACCTATGAACAGCCCACGGATCATACCCCACATTCCTAAACTGAATCTGCGGAAATAAGCTCTTAATCAACATATACTGCCACAGCTTCTTCATAGCATCATCATTCATAAAGCTGTTTTGCGGCTGTGCTGGCTGTTGACCCTGACCCTGATTTTGCTCTGGCGTCTTAGGAGCGTCTGGCGAAGGCGTAGCACCAGGCACAATTTTGTTCGGATCAATCGCCGGTTTACTTACTCCACCTCCCAGATTAGGCGTCCCTTGATAAACCGGGCTCTCATCTCCCGGATTGATCGTCGGTGCAGCACTTGGCTTTGATTTGTCCTCAGTATTGTTCGGATCAAAAGCAGGTGGATAAACCATAGGCTTTGCCCCTGGCGGTGACTTCGGTGGAACCTTACTTAACTCCGGAGGCGGCTGCATCGCTCCAGCAATCTGATAAGGCTTGAACGGCTGATCAGCCTGCGACGTCGGCCCAGGCGCGTTCCCCGCAGGCTTCGCTATCGGCTTCCCCGTAATAGTATTAACATAGTTTTGCGTTTCAGGCAACAAATTAAACTTCCCATCTAACCACTTTTGCACATTCGCTGGTCCCGTATTATAAGCAGCCACTCCCAGCTGCTCATTCCCACCAAACTGCTTAATCATCTTAGCGAGATACCGTGCCCCTCCATAAATACTCGACTTCGGATCAGTCACATCCACTCCCTCATCTCTTGCCGTCGCTGGCATAAACTGTGCAACCCCTTTCGCCCCAGCCGGAGATGTCGCCTTCGGATTAAACTGACTCTCCTGATACAGCAGCCTCTTATACAAATCAGGATCTACCCCATTCTGCTTCGCCGCATCAACAACCATATCCTTATACGGTGCAGCAGCCTTCTCAATAGTCACACCACTCGGAGCCCTTCCCGGTCCAGCTCCCGCACCCGGCACCGCCACAGCCCCTCCTGGCGTATACGTCACACCACTTGGAGAAGCCAAATCCTCCAACCCCTTCATCTGCAACAGCTGCCCCAAACTTCCCAACTGCCCCTGATCCGGCCCCTGACCCTGCGGCTGCAAATCATTCTGCGGCTGCTCCGGTGTGCCACCTCCCCTATGAACAGGCGGCGGCACATTCAGTGGAGCCGGGCTCCTAATCGGCACAACTGGCATCCCCTGCGACTGAACAGCAGGGTTCACCGTATTCTCAACCGGCACCGCATAATCCCCCGCAACCGGCCTGTCACCAGTCGGACTTTGCATCATCCTCGCATACGCCATCGGATCGCCCATCGGCATCAGCGGATTCTGCGCCAGTCCATAATTCGTATTACTAGTAGATCCCTCATAATCCTCGTCCTCATAGGCCATCAGAGATGCTGTCCTCCCATCAACTGCCCATGAAAGTCTGACCCAACTCTATCCATCCCTCCACCAGTCTGGTTATTTCCTTGCCCAGCATTAGCCGCTATTCCCATATTGGCTGCCACATTATTCGACATCATCGCCGCCATCCCAGGAGGCGCTTGAAATCCAGTCGTCCCCCTCGGCCCACCTAAATTTGCCACAGCCGTCGCTCCCGGCGCTGGTGCATTCGCATTCACTCCACCCGGTGCAGCCCCCGCCACAGCCCCACCTCCCGGAGACGGTCCAGCTGGAGCAGCCGTCAGCCCAGGACTAACTCCCTCAATCGCTGGAAAACCCATATTCATATAACCAGGAGGCGGATTAGCAAATCCCGGACTCGCCATCCCACTCAGCATCCCCCTCATAATCATCTGCTGCCCAGGGTTCATCCCCGCCATCATTTCCTGCGCAGCAGGACTCAGCGCGTTTGGCGGTCCCAGCTCACTCACCGTCACCGGACTAACCGCAGTTGGCACTCCCGTAGCATATCCAGGCGGCACTCCCATCAACCCAGCTTGAATTAACATATTAACCGTTGCAGGGTTCATTCCCTGCACACCTTTCCCAAACATCTGAGATGCCAGCGCCTGATTTAACGCATTAACCGTACCTCGCCCATATCCACTCCCACCACTAGCAGTCCCACCACCTCCACCCGTAGCAGCACCACCCCCACCACCAGCAGCACCACCTGGCCCACTCACTCCTGCCGTACTTACACCACCATGCGCACCAACACCTCCACCAAATCCCGCAGCTGCATTCGCATTCCCCGGTGCATTAACCCCCACACTCGTAGTCCCAGCGTTACCGCCGAAGCCAACATTCCCACCAAATCCACCAAACCCTCCAGTCCCCGTCGTACTCGTTCCAGCCGGAGCCCCAGTATCTCCACCCTGCCCACCAAACCCTGCAGCCGCTGCATCCGCAGAACTCGTCGAAGTCCCTCCCGGACCCGTACCATCACCATCACCATTTTGAAACCACACCCGAG